CTTCTTACTGCAATAGTATTGACAATTAGTATAGACTGTAAACTCATTCTCACACATTTTGCATTTAATTGTACTTCCATGCTTAACTATGTTTTTCTTTTTAATTTTATTTTTACGTTCTCTAGGGGTTAAGTGCTTACAATCATTACAAAATTTTGTTGTGTATTGTTCATACCAATATACGATACCTTCACAATCTTTAATCTCACAAGTTCTATTTCCTAATTGTTTTCTTTTGTATGTATGATTAGCATATTTTTTATAGTTATGCCTACGTCTTTGACATGGCGGGCTACAAACATATACATTTTTAGCACGTCCATGTCTAGCTATGAATGGATTGATAAAGTTATAACACCATACTGTTTGACAATTCATACTATCTCCTTCCAAAAAGATATAGTGTTTGCTAACTATTGAGAATTGGATACACACTTTTTATAGTGACGATTATGTATTGTATTCTCAAATTTCAAATCGTTACCCGTAATAGTTAGCTTGCACTATGTATTAATTTATACTACGTGCGTTTTAGATTGTCAACGTTTTAACTTTATTTTTTTATTTGTACTTGATGTTGTAAATCTAACTATCTGTTTAGGGCGGTCATCACTTTCACATGCTAGTCCGTCTATGTGATGTTTGTATTTTTCTTTACATACTAAGCATGGCTCATCACGATTGTAATCAAATTCAACCATGCTCATAAGGTGCGCTAAATTGACTGCGGTTTTTCTAGCAATCTTATCTATATCCGTCATGGTAGTTGTTTCCAAAATGGATCATCATAAAAACTATTTCCGACTTTGGTCTCTACTATTTCTAAGAAGGTATCAAGTGTTAAACATACAACAATAGGTACGCCGTCTGGTTGTCTGCGTTTACCGTCTGTTTTTACCAAGCGCTTCCAAACCAACGCTGTGAAGTTCGACTTTGACTTGCGTATAGATTTTGCTAACTCACGTGTCACGTTAAGACTTTGCCTTGCTTTGCATTCGACATAAAAATCTGTACCGTTCCATTGAAATAACACGTCTCCTTTATCATCTTTCCCACCTTCCGCAATTCGATCTCCGTTTAACATTCTTGCTACGAATGTCTCTAGTTTAGTTCCCTGTTGTTTTTGTTTAGACATTACTCTACTTTCTTTATCATCTTCCTCTCCTTTAACGCTTTAGGAGAATTTAATACATTAGATAAACTTGTAATGTAATGTTCCATATCCCAAACATATAAACGTCCGTAGTCTAACTGTACTCCTCGTTGTGTGTACTCATAAGAATATAAGTCATTGAAGTCTAGTAAGATAGATAGTTCTCCAACACCTTTGCTTGTAACAATTCCGACTTTTACTCCGCCATAATGCGGACAATCTTGTGTAGGAAAGTCAGGTTCTAATTTAAGAATTGACTTTGCTAAATCGCTTTCTTCTATAGTATCTAATGGAAAAAACCCAATACGATCACTCGGTTCTATTTCTTCTGCATGAAATATAGCTTCTAAAAAACCTTCACATCTATCAAGCATATCCCAGGTAGCTTTACCACCCTGTGTTTTAAGTACATCTTTCATACTACAACTGTAGCTGAATTTGATCCTCTAGTCTAGCCAATAGCTGTTCTTTTTTCTTTTGGTCATTAAGTTTATACATACTGACACCACCTTTATGTGTGTGCATGGTACATTTATCTCCTAGTATGTAGTCTTCTCCATGGTCTTGGCGTATCTCTGATATTCTATTACGTGCTGACCAACCAAACTCAATTAGTTCTGTAGCACAATGCCACTCGTGGTCATTAAGCAGTTGTAATATATCATCTCTCATTGTCATGTTGTTCCTTCCTCTAATTGTTTTTTTGCAAACTTTAGTGATTGTATAAACTTATCAATGTCTTCTGCTTTTAGGTATAAAACTTCAGGTTTGTCGTTACGCCAAACACTATAGCAAACAAAGTCTTGGTCTGTATTTTTTTCTGTATGAAACGTATTCAGACTTATAATCCACCTGTCTCCATAGTGGTCTCTACGAAACCTTTGTCTATCAGGTCTCATTAGGTTTATACCATTCATACTTTAAGGTTAGCTCACTACCCATAGGTATGTCAACGATTGCATAGATGTAATGATATCTCTGCACTTCTACTCGTTTAAGGTTTGGTGTCTCGCTGTGATTTATAAAACCACCGAGAGGTGTTCTTTGTAATTTTCTAGTAATGAAATCTTCTATGTGTGTTATACCTATGTTCACACCTTTATCTATATCAGATAATGTAAACAGTCCTAGACCTTGTATCTTACTAGGTTGTATTGTTAGATAGTCAGGCAGAGGTTTGTAAGTCATTCTTTAAGATCAAAGTCTTCATCGGGATCTAAGTGTTTGTTTACCATGACACCCATAACCATGTCTTGAAATTCTTTGCTACCTATTTTGTAACCTGGACCATCGAATGGATTATTCTTCTTCGTACCACGCTTCGTCATCTGCTATCTCCTCCTTGACTTCTACCTTTAAACCTTTAGGTACTTTTTTTAAATCAACGTCTACAAACTCTCCGCTATCTGTTAATTTAATGATGACCTGCATTAGAAAGGTAGCTCTCCTTCTTCTACATCATCTATATCTTTAGCAACTGCAACCTTTGGCATAAACCATTCTTCAGGTGCTTGTTTTTCTGCGTTAAAACTTTCCATGTAATAGATACGTGGGTTGCCATTATCACATTCTCTGTTCTTACACTTCCAGTCAGGATAAGTCTCTTTTATTTTACCGCTTGCTTTATCTTCTCTGTTGTCCCATAGCTCACTCTTACATGACAAACATTGTGGTACAACTGAACCCTGTGTAACAAATTTCTTTTCTTGTACCTCTACACCTATTGCTTCAAGTGCTTCCTCTGTAGATTTATTTTCTAAGTCAGTAACTGCACCCTCTGTCTTTTTCTGTACAGATTGCGGAGGAGTATAGCTATTGCTATTGCTAGTTTTAGCTACACTCTTGGTAACTTGTTGGGTAGATGGTTGTCCCGCACTACCCTTTAAGTTCTCCACTTTCTGCATTTCTGTGACTGATGGTCTTGCTTTTGCTGTATAGCCGAACCAGTTTGCAAGCCCACGTCCTATTGCAGATGTCTCTGCATTTTCAATCCATGATGTTTGATTAGCACCTTTAGGACCTTGTTGGTCTTGTGCGATACCTGTTGCTACAGGATTTATGTCTTCTACATCTTTATAAATCATTGCTCTAACCACGATACTTTGATGGTCATCTGATATAGATAGGTGTTCTGTATACACTCTACCATTGGGATTGTTCTCCCAAAACTTTGCTAGTCTATCTTCTACTTGATCGTATTCGTCTTGCCAACCCATCGGTTACTCCTCTATTAGTTCGGTTATTTCTTCAGTAGTATATTCTACCCATACTTTTGTTTGTTTGCCAACATTATATTTTTTTAATATATTTGTGACACTTTGTTCCATAGTGTTATATATTAGATCAAAAACTTCTTCTGCTTCTGTAATAGTTTTAGCAGTAACTTTGTACTCACGCTTACTTGTATCTGTAAACAACAGTTGTACTTGCCTGCGTTCAGGATTTAATTTTGCCATATCTATCTTCTTTAAGTTGTGTTCTAGTAAGTTTATTGTAGGAGGAGTGTGTGACACTATTCTTCTTCGCCTACTTTATCTACATCTTTTAATTCTATCTCACCATTAGCTAACTTAATAGCTTGTAACATCTGTTCATTATAATCTTCTACAAATTGTGTAGCTAGTTGGTTAACTTTAAGTGGATTGTGAGTGTTAAGTTTAAGTGATGTCCATGATACTTCTTGACCACCGCATGCGTTAGCCATAGCGATAGCCCACTTCTTCATTTCCTTCTTTTCTGTAAAAATGTTTGGCACGTCTTAGTCTCCTCCGCGTTCGCCGCGTACAAACACATAGTGAATAACATTATTCCAATTCTCAAACTCGTATATGTATAGATCGTTAGCTTTAAGATAACTTTGTAGCTCTTTTGTGCTATCTATATATACAGGTTTACCATTTCTTGCAACGATAAACCCTTTGCCAGTTTTTGCAACTGACTGTTTAAGTTCGGATAACATAAAGTCATCACTTGTCAGTATATCAGTCATTATACCTCCCATTATAATTGTAGTACATAATTACAGGATAATAGGAAATTTCTTATTTAGCAACGACAAACCCAAAAATGAATTAAAAGGTTTGCCGTCAAGGGCAAGGGTAAAGGAGGAAACCCCATGCCAATGAAATAGTAGTTGACATTAATTATAGCATACGGTATATTGGTCTAGTAGATAACACTTCGATGTTGTCTCCTTCCCAATTAAAAGAGACCACTCCTGCGAGGGTGGTCTTTTTTTACTTGACTTTAATTTGATCTGAGTTATATTGGAGTATCTTATTTAATACTGCCATATTCTATGAGATGTAAAGAACGGGGGTTTTATCACTCCCGTTTTTTTTATACAATCTCTAAATTATTATGACCATTCTTATCTACAACCATAGTCACTACACCTTGCCTAGTTTTCTTACCTACTTGTTGCTCAAAGTAAGTACTCTCATCTAAGCTAGGTACCTGTATCCAGGTTCGTGGATCATGTACTTGTCTGAAGTGATGGTAATGTCCTGTCACTAGAATGGACGAGGATCCCGCATGAAATCCACCAAAGGTTTGATTTTTCCACCAGTTCATAAGTTTATTCTCAACTGTTCCACTAAAACCTGCGAGATGTCCATGTGTAAATGACATGTTAGTACCGCATACATTGATAGACAGATGTGGTTCATCAGGTATCACAAACTTAATGTGATTGTATTGTGGTTTGTCTGCAAAGATCTCTCCTATTTGTTCAAACACTTCTATGTCATAGTTGTCCATTTCGCCTGTTGGTGCTAAGTTCTTTGCAATTCTTTTAGTACCATGATTACCTGGTACTGCACCTACTACTACCACATCAAAGTCTTTAGACCATTCGACTAATGCTTTAGCAATAAGTCTTCTAGCTAACTTCATTTGATTTCTATAGTCTAGCTCTACGCCATTAGGTCCCATTGCTTGTGGGTAAAATCCTACGCACCCTTCGACGATATCCCCTAATCCTACAACAGTAAGTTGATCCATCTCTACTCCTGCTTTACGTAAGAAGTTATACCTGTCACGTACTGTGTCTATCTTTTCTAAAAATCTTTCGACAATAGCTTCAGTACCTCCGCCATCTCTTTTGCCTAACTGCAAGTCTGCAACTGCAACAAAAAAGCTAGCTTTAGTTTTCTTTACTTTAGGTTTGGCTTTACGCTTGTAAGACTGTATCCATTTCTCTATTCTTGTATAGTCTTCTTTATCTATCGTTGCTTCTGTTGCAACTATCTGTGCTTTATACGCCCATGCTTGATGTATGTCTCCCTTACCGACGTTCATATCCCACGTGCTTACACGCAATGTGTCATTGACTATTGCATATTTTTTAGGATCAAATCCCCACTCTTGTAATAGAGTATCAAATTCAGGAGTTGAACTACTCATAGCCCTTGATGTTATGGTTCCAGTTTTAGTTTTATAATCAAACTTAACTCCTGGTTCCCAACCATTAGGGTGCGTAGCTGCCTCCTTTACGTCATTGTGTGCTACGTCCTGTTGGGTTTCGGTAAGTTTACTTACCTGTGAGTTGTTTTTTTGCATACTCTTTTAGAACTACAATCACAGCACCGCCACCTGCAATTGCTGCAGCTTCAAGTGTTGTAATTTCTAAGTCTATTGCAGGTCCAACCAACAAAGCAGAACCGAATGCTTCGATGAATGTCCATACAACTTTTTCTACGAGTTGTTTTAGTTCGTCACTCATATAATCGTCCTTCCTGCTAGGGCTTGTGTAACCATAGCTGTTAACTTATCTATTTTTTTATCAATATCTTTTAGTGATAAACCATCTGTATTTATTTTTGCTGAGTACTCTAAACCATCATCAGTTTTCTTTAAGTTAACTTTAGATATAGTTATAGTTACTTCTTTGCCTTGTAGTAATACTGCTGATACTTTTCTGTACATACGTTCATACGCATTACGTGACTGTCCAATCATACCGTCTTTACCTAAGTCAAGATCTTGTTGCGTATTTCCTGTAAGTATACAACCAGATGTATGCTCATCTGTGTTGCCTGAATGGATTAGTATATATTTAAAGTCAGGTACATCTTGTAATTCAAGCATTCCATAGTGTGCATTCTTATATCTTGCGCTGTACTTAGTGTGAAATCCACCGACTTTTCTAAATTTAATTTTATATGTACCTTCAGGTATGCAAGTTTCGTGCATTACTTTTACTGCTTGGTACTGGTCTTCTAGTGTGTAGCATTCAAACTTACCGTCAATGAACATCATTCCATTGGTAGCGTCAATGCCAAACTGTGTTCTTACAACATCTATTTTCATTCAGTCTCCCTGTTTATCTTAGTATAGTCTAAACAATCAGAGTTTGTACAGTATAATTTATAAGGATCTATCTGCACTTCAAGAGGTTGTCCACATTTAGGACAAGATACTTTCAAAATATATTATCTGCTAGAAGCCCACATATTGTCGATCATATTAGGATACTTACGACCGTTGGCTTTAGCTCTTGCTTTAGCTTTACTCTTTTGTGCAGGAGTTAGCTTCTTGCTTTTGCCTAATCCTTTAGGTCTTGGTTTGTCCCATACGGGTTTACTTTTTTTTGCCATGTTACCACTTTACCTTATTTGACCAATAAGCTGCAGACATTTTGCCTTTCTTTATGTTTTTCGCATGTCGGGCTTTAAAAGACTTACGTCTTGCTTTAGACTTAGCGTCAGTTTTTTTTCCTGCACCTGATACTCCTTGTTGTCCGAACCTGATTAACTTGACCTTACCGTTTTCTTTTGCAAGTACAGCATGTGACTTACTTGCTTTAGGTGTACGTTTAGGTTTGTTGTAACCAGAGAACTTTTCTCCTCTGTACTCTATTGCCATATTCTATCCTTTAGACTATTACTTAGTCATTTTTTTCTTACGCTTGGAAGAATATCTTTTTTTCTTTCCAGTTTTGCTGTAAGGCATTATCTGCTCGCTTTCTTTTTATTTTGTTCTGGTTTATCTTTACGTAAACCTATTGTTAGTAACCATAAACCTAGTGATATAAGTATAGCAATGCCCACTATGTCCTTAGCTGTACCAGTAAGGGTTAGCCATGCTATAAAAAAACCAAGTAAAGTAAAGGTTTGTGCTAATGTTTCTTTAAGGATTTCTCCTAACCAATTGATAAATTTCTTTATGTATTTCATGTTCTTCTTATTCTAACGGGTACCACAGAGACACTAGCTATGATTTGCGAAGCTATAATAACTGGTACTACAACTTCTTGTGCTTTTTCCTTTTGATCATCAGTCATATCATTGCCAATAACACTAAGGTCTATATCTTGTACTTGTATATCTATAAAAGAACCTATAGGATCTGCTAAGAATTGTTCTGTTTGTACTTCTGTAACTACATCAGCTAGTGTGTAATCTTCAACATCTTTATTTTCTACAGCTTTAGCAACGTATAGTTCTACTGCTTCTGCTACTGCTTTATCATTCTTGACTGCTTCTGCAACAATAGCAACGTCTTCTGCTTTATCTAAATTAAATACTTCTGCAACAGTTTCAACTTGTTCTTCTGTTAGTACCTGTACATCAGCAATAGCTTCTTCAACAAGTGCTTGCACAACTTCCTGTACTTCTTCTGTAGCTTGTCCAAGATTTTGTACTCCAACATCATTTACTTCCTCTAAGACTTCAACAACTTCTTCTTCGGTAAGGTCTTGTACATACTCTTGTATTGCTTCTTGTTTAGCTTCTTCATACTCCTCCTTTGGTATGTCGTCTTTAACAATAGGAACATTCACAATGTCTTCTATTTGTGAAATCTCCTCTGTTATTTGTTCTTCTGTTAACTCAATTACTTCGACAGGTTCTTTAACTTCTTCTTTAACTTTTTCTTTTGGTTTGAAGTCATCTGCAGGTATTTCTTTGTCCAACTCATCTACTACTGCTTCATCTTGTATTGGTATCTCCACCACGTCTTCGGGTGTAATGTCTTCCAAATCAAATTCAATAATCTCGAACTCAATAGGCGGTTCTTTAAACTCAACCACTTCATCTTTAAATATTTCCTCTGGGAGTGTGTCGAGTATAGGATCATCATCTTTAGGAACGATGTCTTCCACATCTTTTTTATCTTCAACAAAATCTTCTTCAACATATACCTCATCTTCTACAATTATAACTTCTTCTTCTACGATCTCAATATCTTTTTTAGGTTCGGGTATATCACAATCTCCACGTTCTATCTGTGCATTAGTCATAAAACAACCATATTCTTTTTCATTGTCTATACGTTCTTGATCTCTCTCTATGGTCCCATCATTAACGTCTGCCTGTGTGTATGTTTTATCAACACCTTCTACTTTTATATCTACCTTAATTTCTTCGGGCGGAGGTGGAGGCGGAGGTGGAGGAGGTGGTGGCGGTAAAGTTGTGGTAGTAGGTGGTACATACTCTGTAGTGTTGAAGTTATTACTATCACTATCTGTACAACTTTCGCCATTTTCTATGTCGCCACATACACTAAATGTCCAATAAAAAGTTCCTGTTTGTATGTTTGTGTAATCTAATGTGTATGTTCTAGCAGTAGTATCTGTAATGATTACCCTATCCCAAATAGAATTATCATAGCTGTAGTTAATATGAAATTCGTTTACTACAGTATTACCATCTGTATACTCCCATGCAAAATAAACATCTTTACCTTGATAGTTTACTGATACATTTGTTGCGTCATTAGGTACAGCAGGTGGAACAGTAGTAGTTGTAGTAGGAGTAGAACCATAGTCACAATCAATACTTACAATAGAAGTCCACTCTGAATAACTTTGATCTGTGTCATTATCAGATCGTACTTTTGCATAGAACGTATCTGCTGTTGTACCAAATACATTTTCTCTATAGCTAGCAGTAAAGACATAACTCTTATATGACAAAGCAGTTTCCCAACCAGGCGTACTTGCAACTGCATAGTTACTCTCTACAAAATTATCATTGCTAAATGCTATTGCATATCGTTCAGGCGGACTATCTTCAAAACCATCACTCTCTTGCCATGTAACAGTTATATCTCCTTTAGTTGTGTCTCCATCACTATCGCATGCAATAGATATACCATAAGGTGTTTGTGTAGGTACATGATCTGCAAATGCAGGAATAGGAACTATAAGAAAAAGTACGATACATATACGTACTAGACTATTAAATTTATGTAACACGGAACTTACTTAGTTCCGCAACAACCACCACCGCAACATTCGGACATGTTAAAATTCCTTCCCATTCATATCGTTATGTGTTTTACTATCAAGAATACCGAACGCTTGATTGACTTCTTCGTAAGTCAATTGTCCGTCGTTTAAATACTTTCTAGCTAGGATCTCTAACACATTAGCTACACCGAGTAAACCTGCAAGTAATGCAGAACTAAATACATCTATACCTATAAGACTGCCTGCACCTATAACACTCAATGCTTGTGCTATGAAGACAGCTATCATACGTTTAGATATATTCCAGTACAATGTGTAACCTTTCATTACATTACAAAGCTACCTACAATTAATATAACTGTGGCAACTAATCCTATTACTTTATAAAATTCTGATTTGTCTAACTTCTCATCTAGCTTTTTATCAATGTCATCTAATTTATCAAAAATCATTTTGTTCAATTCTTTTTGCGTAAAGCCATTGGAAGTACTCATTAGGGTAGATCATCACGGGATAAAAAATCCCATTCTTTTTCATACATAGTATTGTCTAGGTCCCATTGACTTATTCTTTTAATAAGTTGTAGAGTTTCTTTTAAAAAATAACCTAGCAAAAATCCGATAAAGTAATCCATAAAGGACATTATAACAGATTGGTTTTAAGTTTTATTAATTATGCAGGTTTAGGGTGGTCAGTTTTCACTTGTGCAATATGATCTTTCCAAGTGGTTGTATCATTAACTTTATCCCAATATTGCATGTCCAACTGATCTGCAATGCTACCGTATGCTTTTTGCCTAGCTTGTATATAACCAAACTGTTGAGTATCCCATTTACTGTTAGCTAAATCAGTTATTGCTTGTGCATAATCACTATCTGTAAATTCAAGTCTTTCGTTATTAACTTGCTTGTACAGAGGCTTAGCAGCTTCTATCTCTGCTGTAGCTTCAGTTGTTAGTTCTTCTAATGTTGCCATATCTCTCCTATCTTACCATACTTTTACTTTTGTAAACCATATAAAGTAAAGGTAGAGCCTGTGTTTATATTGCCTGAAGTTTGTATGAATTGTATTCCATCACAAGCCTGTATAACTGTGTTCACAATTCCTCCTTGAAAACCTAATTGACTACCATAAGCATCTCTTGCACTTTCTTCAATTGTAATAAAACTATATTCACTTGCATTGTTAAAGTTATATAAATACATAACTTGATTAGTTACTTCCCCTGTATTAGTACCAATTCCAAGTCCTTGAAATTGTGTTTGCCCTATAGAATGCCAGTTAAAAGGAGTAGCATAAGCTAAATATCTTCCTGCATAGTCATAATTTGCAGAACTATCAGGAGACCCAGATACAGTAACTCTAATCCTAATGTTAGTAACATCAGTTTGTGGGTTAAAGTTTGAAAAAACTAATTGATATACATCATAAGTGCTATCAATAGAAGCATTTAAACCACTACTTCCACCAGTTCCACCACCAATAATTACTTCAGCTAGTGGACTTGATACTGTAAACTCATCTATTTTTATTAAGCTACCCATTATTACTCCTAATTATTAGCCAATCCATATATTGAGGCATTGAAATCCATAGTAGAACTACCATTTGTTAAAAAAGAAATCCCTGTCATACTTGTAGTTTGTCTCAAAACACCAATACCTTTATAACCTTTAAAACCTGCACTTATAACTGAGGCTTCTTGTTGATTTAAAAAAGTGTAACTTGATGAAGAAAATGGAGTGAATATATATATAGTTTCTCCTATACCATTAGTGTCAGCATTATTATCTCCCATTTGAAAAAACAAGTCGAGATTAGTAAATACATCTGATTGAAATGTGTTATAACTTCTTAACACATGTGTTACTTTATCATAGTCACTATCAGTAACAATTGTTCCACTACTGTTAATCATTCTTATAGCTAAATTATCTGCTGATGAAGTTTGAAAATTATTAATAACAATTTTATATACATCATAATTTGCACTAAAACAATCTGTAACATTTACTTCTGCAACAGAAGTTCCACTTGCTGATTTTATAAATTCTAAATTTCCTGCCATAATCTAACTTTCTGCAATTCCATAAATAGAAACTGTGCCTGATATATTTCCTGCATTAGGATATAATTTAAGTCCACTCAATGTGTTTGCTTGTTGATAAACTCCACTTCCATAATTCGTTGTAAAGTTATTATTAAAATCTACTGCTGAAAACTGTTGTGTAAAAAATGTATATTTAGCACTATCTTCTGCATTATACATATACATATAACCATTAAATCCCTCTCCTGTTCCTAGATTTCCCATTTCTGGTATAACTCTTAAAAGGTGTAAATCTGGATCTCTATCTTCTGCAAAACTTCCTGTTGCTTTCGCTTGCTGAAAAGCTCTACCATAATCACTTGCACCAGATTGTTCAACTCCACCTACATAAACTCTTATATATAAATCTCTATTATCTCCAATGCTCATATCATTAAAAGTTAAAAAGTGTACATTATAACCTGTTCCAAAATTAGTTATATCAAAAGAACTTACACCAGAGGGAGTAAAAGTTTCAATTAATTCTAATGAAGCTAAATCTGCAACTCCTCCAAGAAATCCAAATCTAGCTGAAGCTAAAGGCATTTAAAACTCCTGTACTGCGTTAAGTAGTGGTGTTCCTGCATTAACAAATAATAAAGATACTACATCTGTTTTATCTACTGTTGCTGTCATTGTATATCCTGCTGCTGCTGCAGTTTTAGCTGTTAAGTCTCCTCCACCATTAACTGTTATAGCATTTATAGCTACAGTAAATGATGATGAACTATCTTGTGTAATGATTAATGTAATTGCACAAGTACCTGCGGCAGGTACATTTGTAAAGTCTATGTCTGTAATACTTTCTGTAAGGGTAATAGTCGCAACATTTCCTGATAGTACATCTATAGCTAGTACTCCTGATGAGCTTGTTACTGCTTGTACTTTTTCATTGTAGTTAGGAAGAAGTAAGCCATCTGTATTAGAATATTCTGCTAATCCATCTGTGTCTGATCCGTCTTTTGTTACATGTACTGGTCTAAATTCTGCCATATTGTGTTCCTACTTAATTAAATTTATACTGTCTATTGTACCATCTGATTCAGTAAATTTTAGTATTCCTCCAAAGGTAGAAATATTATTTACTGATCCATCACTTTCAATAAATTGTAAAGAGTTATTAGCTACAGAAATATTGTCTGTAGTTCCGTCAGATAGTATAAATTTAAGTAAATCTGTTATGTTTAAATCTTCATCTATAGGTTTATTACCAATAGTATCAATAGAAATAGAACCGCCTTCTTTTAAAAGAAGAAGCATTGACATTAACTCATCTCCTGTGTTGCAGTTAAGTAAGGTGTACCTGCGTCAAAAAATAAAAAGAATAATAAATCCTCTGCACTTAATGTAGCTGTCATAGTAAACCCAAGTGCGCCTGCTGTCTTTGCAGTTACATTACCACCACCATTTACAGTAATAGCATTAATCGCAACTGTGTATGCTGATGAAGCGTCTTGTGTTACTTTGACTGTAAAAGAAGATACACCATTTGTTGGTACATTTGTGAAGTCTATATCAGTAACAGATTCTGTAAGTGTCAATGAACCTGTATTACCATTAGCTAAATCTATTGCAACAACTCCTGATGTTGATGATAAAGCTACATCTGTTTCTGCATAGTCTTTAAGTACTGCTGCTGATATTTCTTGATCTCCCGCATTTATAGCACCTGTCATAGTACCACCTGCTAAAGGAAGTTTAGTATCTGCGTATGCTTTTACAGATTGTTGTGAAGCTGCTGCTGTAGAACTATCGCTTGCCATGTTATCTTCATCAAGTAAAGTTATATCTCCTGCGTCAACATAAGATTTATTTGCAGCGTCTCCTGTTGCAGTTGGTGTAGTAAGGTTTGTAATTTTATTATTGTTAGCGTCTAAGTCAGCAGCTAATTTAGGTGTACCTGCTGTACCTGAAGCATAACTTACATCTACTACTTGACCAATTGCGTCAAACATATCTTCATACACTTGTTGTACAGGAACCATACGCACTACGGAGTTTTGTGGGTGTGATAGTCCTGAAGCTGCTGCTGATCCTGTTAAGTATCTGTTATCTGCAGTAGAAGTTACTAACTGTGTAGAAGTAAAAGTACCATCAAAGAATACATACTCACGCTGTGTTGCACTATCAGGTTCAATAACTAAATAACATGGACTTGTTAGTCCTGATGTAGAAGATACTGTTGCTGTTGTATCTGTAGCACCAAATGTACTAGATAGCGTAGTTTCAAACGCATTACGTGTAAATGTTTCTGCTGCTTTTCTTGTATTTGCCATATTCTAATTTCTCCTGTTTAGTATATCACACACCAAATTGGTGTATTCCCAATCTTCCAATACCGAGCGCACCTAATGAGGTAACTTCTCCTGTTGCAGACGCTTGTCTTTGACCACGTACTTGTATAGTACAAAATACCATAGTAGAACCTAGCTTAGTAATCTCTTGTACAGGTAAGGTAACATTCTCTACAATGCCTCTAATTATTTCATCAGGTTTAAAAAGTGTTAGTGTTACTGATTTACCTTCTAATTTTTTTACAGCGTCAAATAATTTTTTACCAATACCAGGTATATTTTTTGCACGTTTACCTGGACGCTCTATACGATCAGATACGTTAATAGGAATACGTGCAAGTATGTCTTCTGGTTCTGGGAAAGCACGATAACTGTATGAGTAAACTTCTGGACTAGCTGTCCTACCTGAATTAGAAGTTATTGTTAACTTAGGAACTAGCCACCTATTAATAACATTTATCATAGGAACTTCATTGCCACTCTCTGATGTTTCTATTTTAGTTAAAGTCGAGTAACTTATAGCATTAGGATTTTCTAATGCGTCTAAATCTGTGCTAAATTCTGCTAATACGTTAGAACCTGCAGGTATATCGTTGGTATAGATACGACCACCTATCCATTGTTTAGCTTGTGAAGTATAGAAATCTGCAGCAGGCAGTATTAAGTAACCGTCATCAACTAAAGTAGCAGCTTCTTTTATTAAACCTATACCTGCAACAATAAAAAATAATTTACCATTAGCTATAGCTATACCTAATATTTTACCTGATGTTCCTGTATAGTATATATTTCTTGCATACCCTAGTGTTGGTAAATAAATGGAATATAAATCTGTTTCTGTTGCGCTATCTATTACACCAAAATATATTTGATCTCTTGTGTTAAAGAATGCAGTAGGACTTTTATCTACTGTTGTATCGTTATCTCCAAATTCTTTTATAAGTTGTCTGTCATCAAGTGTATAAAGCACACCATCTGTTGCGATAATTCCTCTATATACTCTACCTATTTTGCCTCCACCTGCTGATGACTGTGAAGTAGAAAAGAAAACAATTCCATTACTTTCAGTCATATCGACTATATCTTCGCCCTCAATATAGGTTTGACCTGATAATACAAGACCAGATGTAGTGTCATCTTTTATAGCATAAATATATCCATCATCAGAAGCTGCTAATATTACAGATCCGCCGTCTATAACACTTGACCACAAAGATCCTGATGGTAATGATTTTATAAGTGGAGGACTATTTGTCCCGTCTATCTCGTGTAAGTGTCCGTCTGTGTCTATAGCTAAAACATAATTTTTTATATAAAATAATCCTGTGTATACGTGTGATGAGTGTAAGTTCATAACGTTACTCCACCCACTTGGAATGTCATCAGCGTCAAGTTTTCTAATAATACTATCTGTACCGTCATTTAATGACACATACAACTCGTGTCCAACTAACACCATTCCTGTTACATTAAAACTTGGTCCTGCTGAATAAGGATCTGTTGTAGTCCAGGTGTCTCCACCATCTGATGAATAATGTACATCGTGACCTTGTGACACGTATAAAACATCTTCATGTGATATAAGGTTTTGATAAGCATTAGCGCTAGCTCGTGAAGTAACAGCAGTTGTTTCGTTTAATAATTCTATAGAGTATGCTTTCCCACTATCATCTGCATTTTTGAAAACGTCTATACCTTTACTATCGAAAAATCTTCTAAAATCATTTGTTCCTTGTACTCTTTGATGTGCTTGATCTAACCCTGCACCACCAGAAAAATCAGATCTAGCGTATGATTGACCAAACTCTGCTCTAAATTCTTCAGGTACTTGTGCGGTGTTGACCTGTTGTGCTGATAATGGTGCAGTAGTGATAGATAATTCTCTACCTGGGGCTACTGCTAGACGTAATAGTATATCAGTAATACCATCAGATATTTGTGCTTGATACCCAAAAGCCAATGGGTTAGAAACGTTTGACGTTGATGGTAAAGGCATTAGGTAAAACTAATTCCGTATAATTCTACGCCTTGCGGAAATCGTGAACGTTGTTCCCTTCTTGCTCTGTCTAGCAATACTCCATAATATCGAAGTAAAGCATTTCTAAGTCTTTCTCCAGAACCAACAGGAACTCCTCTTTGTTCTAAGTTTTCTGTAATATAGTTTTGTGTACTTGCGTCAACATCTAACTCTGACAATAACTGTGCTACAGCACCAACCATAACTATTTGCTCATGAAAATCTTCTAGTCCTGATACAGTATTTAAGTCATCACTTTCTGCTGATGGTCTTGTAAACTTTGAAGCATATACAACATAGACACTCTTACCTGATGTAGGAGAGGTAGGAAACTGTACTGCTGCGTCTGTTGTAGATCCTGCAAAGTCTGTTAGTAATTCAAGTGGTACGTCTGTATAGCTTGTAGTAGTTCCTCCTGTTGTACTATTATCTATTTTTGCTTGTAAAATTCTTTGTGTGCCTGCAGGCATTTCTACAAATTGTGTAGATGAAGTTGTGAGTGTTGTTTTCTTAACAGCGTACAATGCAGGAAATAAACCAATAACTTGATCGCCAATAGCATTTGTTACGTTTAATCTTGGATACTTAGGTTTAAGAATAATATCAGTATCTTCTAAATGTTCAGCTGCAGTAGAACCTAATCTACCACGTTCAATTGTTATTTCTCTTGATACTGTGTTGATGTCTTCAACCATAACAAGTTCGCTATCAATTTCTAATACTGAACCCGCACCAATAAGTTCTTCTTCTTCTGGTGTAAATAGTCCTTCTTTATATTGTAAAGTTGTACCAGTTGATGTAAGACCTTGACCACCAGTAATGCTATCTAAGTTAGCAACTTGTGTTAAAGGTTCTTGTTCCTCTACAGGTCGTAAATACTCTCTGTAGGTTCTATCAATTAGCTGTCCTAGTGTAGACATGAATACCTACCTTTAAGCAGTTCTAAATATTAATTTAATTTTTCTGTCTGCAGCTTCTGTTCCGTCTGAAGTTACTCTAATGTAACCACCGCTAGCAAAAGCCCAACCGCTAGGATCTACACGTGTTGCATTACCTGCACTAACTGTGTATGATACCTCTGTGCCGTCAGTCTCTACTACATCAACCCATGATGATCCATCTACTGAAAAATCAAAGGTAATGTTTGAACCAGTCATAGCAGATGGGAATACAATCCCTGCTAAAAGCATGTTATCTACATTGACTGATGTACTGTTGCTTGCGTCATCTGAAATGTCTATTAAAGCTACTTCGCTTTTACTTCTACCGTATACCATATTGTAAATTCTAACATACTCAAAACACCGCTATGGTGGAATAGCGGTGTCTGAGTAATTATTGAATAGGAATTAACCTATTACGTTATCGATCTGACAATGGTATTGTTGTGGACCAAAGTCCATAGCCATTTCCATGTATACAGCTTTAGCAATTCTTGCGTTATCTGCTTGATCTAAGTCTCTAACGAACATTGTTCCATATCCTGGGATATTTAAGAATATTGGTTTAACGAAACTAAGGTCAACGATAAATGCTTGCTTAGAACCTACAATGGTACCTGCTGGTAAGAAGTCAGATAATGCTAGTCCGATTGAACCGAATGGTGTAACAATTGTATCAATGTCAACACCTCCAACATTTCTGTCTCTTGGTAAGATACCATAATTTACAGATCCAACTGTAGCGTTAACGAGTTCTTTGTTGAGATCCAACAACATTGTTGGAGATACAAAGAGAACTGGTTGTCTCATTGGTGCGCCTGCGTCATATAACGCTTTCATACCACTAGCTATGATGTCCCAGTTTAGTTTTTGTGCTGCAGGACTTCCTGCACCATCATCGTTATTTACTGCAGTTCCGCCTGATAGATCTTGATGTTCTTTCAAACCTCTCATCTGACGGTTGCCTGTTGTACCATCGTTGTAGGAAGCATTGAATGCTGCCCACTCTACTTTTTTAGCTACTGTCTCTAGTACTAATTCCATTTGATAAGCAAGCTCATCATTGATTGGGTTAGTTCCTGCTAAAGCTAATGCAGGATCAGAGTTTTTATAGTTGCCCGCTAAGTCGAACGGTACTATTTCTCCAGAAGCAGCTTGTGCAGTATAAGAAATCTGCGCGGCTTCATGGAATATTTGTAGAACACCTTGTTGTGCTGCTCTGCTTCTACCTGAATAGTTAGGCGCGCCGCCTTCGTCATCAGGAGTTACAGAAGAAACTGCCGCATTGTCTTGTGTTTGGAATTGGAAGAATGTGCTGTTTGTAGCAACTCCGCCATTCAAACCACCTGCAGCAGCGAGTAGTGGTGTTCTATGAGGTGTTATTTTAAATAACTCGCCAGTAAAGTTGTTCACGTCACTAGCGACTATTGGATTAGCACCTGATATTGCTGCCATTTTCTACGTCCCTTCTATTTGTAGTTAATTGGTTTATTGATTTTTTTGTTGTTCTTGTAAGGCAATTTTTGCCCTTAGACTATCTCTTACAGAAGTCTCTGGACTACCAATAACGTCTTGCATTTTCTGTGTCCAATCAGCAGGTTGTTGTGCAGATGAATTTTGTTGTATCTGTTCTAACTTACTGTCACTTTCAGCGATCTTCGCAGCAGCTACTTCGTTGTTCTGCTGTACCTGTGTATCGATGTTATAAGTGTCTTTAAGCCATTGACCTAACTCTGAAGTATCTGGTTTTCCGTCATATAGATCGAAAGCCATTTTACCTGTACCAGAGTTTGGATCTAGTCCAACATCTTTAAACATAGAAGTCTTTACGACATTCTTTAGTTCTTTATTCTCTTGCTCAACTGATTTAAGTTTATCCCTTAAACCTTTAATACCTTCGTTGGTATCGTTGCCGTCCATTATTTGTTCTCCGTTATCTGTCATTTGATAATCTCCATTTCTCACAC